CTAGCAATGTCTCTAGTACTGTGCGAGATGTCGAGACTATAGGACTTCTGTCTTTTGATAGGCGTCCAGAATTAAAACAAAACGCTACGGGTCCAGGACTTCAACTACACGATTATTTAAATGAAACCGTATACCCGGTAGCTAAAGACTACGCTGTAGAGCATGGGATTTTATCTTACGCTACAGGAGAAAATTGGCAAATACTTAAGTATGGAAAAGGACATCATTTTGCCAACCATGTTGACGATAGTAAGATGTACCCAAGAACGTTTTCGATATCCTACTACCTAAACGATGACTACGAAGGCGGGGAGATTGAATTCCCTAGATTTGACTTAAAAATTAAACCTATTGCCAATCAAGCAATCGTATTTCCCGCCAATTATGTCTATAACCACAAAATCTACCCAGTTACCTCTGGTACTAGGTACACAGTAGTAAATTGGTTTGAGTAGGGTAAACTCTATCTATGCGTGGAGAACAGGTAATCGGTCGATTCAACATCAACCATGAGCGTGGGTCGATCATTTCGGGTACCACAAAAGAAATCGTCAGAACCGTAGGCTACGACCTTGAGTGGTGGCTATACCGCCCAGACCTAAGCCTTGTAGACCCAATCTATGATGTAGGTTCTTCAGGAATTGATGGTGGTCGTCGCTGGCATGGGCCTCACCACATCATGGTTATTAACGCTACCCTTACTCAAGGCGTTACTATGCAAAGTGAGCGCGGTTTCTACAACACTGACGTTCTTAGCATCACTATTAACATGGACGTTATTGATGGCTCTTCTTTGTCGGGTGGAGAATCGCTACCTATTCCAGAGCTAAAGTATCTTCCTTCTAACCCAGACGCTTACTTGCGTGATAGGGTTGTGTTTAAGAACCAGGTATTTACCCCTAAGAGAGTTCTTCCAAAGGGAATTATTACTAACGACTACACTTTGTTTGATATTGACTGCTACCAGGTTAACCCTGAAGAGCTTGTCAACGACCCTCAATTTCAGCAGTATGCTAACTACTCTCCTTTTGCTCCAAAAGACACTCACGCTAACGAAGGAATACCAGGCTAATGGCTAAAAACCCATGTTGGGACGGATACGTCCAAGTAGGTATGAAGAATCAAAATGGTAAGAAGGTGCCAAACTGTGTACCTGAAGGTAAAGGAAAAGACAAAGTCGCTAAACCTAAGAAAGGTAAGAAATAATGAAAGAAGATAAACTTCCTAAGAAAAAGCGTTTAGAGGTAGAAAAAAAAGGTCTTGTATTTAATAGGGTATCTAAAATAGCAAAAGCTACTGGAAATCTAGATTTTGCAGATTCTTCAAAGAAAAAGTCTATTGCAGAAAGCCCACGCAATAAGGTCCCAAAAAAGGGGAAGAAGTAATGTGTTCTACCTGTGGCTGTGGTAAGCCTAAAGACAAGCACGGACATAAGACCCTAGCCGCTGCCAATAAGAAGTACGATAAAAAGTCTGATTCTAAGGGTAAAGCCAAGAAGTCCAACATGGTTAGAAAAAAGGGCATGTAAAAGAGTTATTGATTTAACCCCCGAAAGGGGGTTTTTTCATTTATTCTTGTTTTTGACGCCGGAGTAATCCGGAACCCTGCAGCTTGACCCCCGCACTTCTCCCTTTGGAGGTTTTTAATGATTTCCCTACTCGATAGAATGGCTCGTGCCGAAACTGAGGCAGATAGAGAGCAATTCGTCCGCGGTGTTTTAGGTCTAGACAAATTTCATGCAAGCTCAATTGTAGCTGGCTGGATTGCAGGAAGTCTAATCTCTAAAGCCGTGGGCCGTAAATGAGCTTATCAGAATCCTTAAAATACTCCATAAGTGAAGGTGCTCGATTCGATTCGTTAGCTACTACTAACGATTTGCGGGAGTACTGCAGAGCTAATGGCTGGCCCTTAGACATTGTAAATAATATGTCTGTTGTAAACGATGGGTCTCAACACACAATCTACTATCCACCTTATCTAGGACATAGAGTAATTGAGTTAGAGTACACCCCAGAAACACCTACATTTGGAACCCTCCGTAGATTTTTAGACCAAATAAATGATGCTAACTTTGCTGCTGGAATATTGGGGGCGATGAACTTCTAATGCCATTTATTATTAATGAAGATAAAGCTATAAAAGCTATGCTGACAGGAATAACTGTTTCAGATAGTGGTAATCCCGCACGCCCTGTGGGGGTGTGGTTTGGTCAACCTGACCTTGAAATTAGAGCTCAGTCATACCCATACCTGACTATAGATTTTATTGGTTATAACGAAGACTTCTCTAGAGCCCATCGCGGAGAGATTCAGATGCCATACTTTCCAGAAGGTGTAGACACCGACGAGCAGTATGTAACTGAATTTCCAATCCCAGTTTACTTAGATTATCAAATTACCAGCTATGCCCGCCAACCTAGACACGATAGGCAAATAATGGCAGCCATGGCAACTGGCCAACGTATCCCACTACGTTTTGGCCTACTAGTTGTCCCAGAAGATATGACGGTTCGCCGTTTAGATTTTCTGGGGTTTATAAAAAAAGATACTACAGATGAAAACGGTAAGCGGCTATTTTCTAATGCGTACACCATTAGAGTTAGCGCTGAAATTTTACCTAGAGTTCTTGAACAGATCATCCCAGTACAAGAAACTAACGTCTCGCTCAATAGCCAGCCCACAGAATTTACTAATATATCTATATAACTCGGCACCCCAAGAATATCAACCTACCCTAAGGAGTAAAACAGATGGCTACATATAGCCGGCCAGGAATCTTCATCAATGAAGTTTCTCTGCCTCAATCCATTGAATCTGCCAACAACGGTGCGTCTCGTGGCGCATTTGTTGGTACATTTGCAAAAGGACCTACCGCAACACCAACACTAATTACAAGTTGGTACGAGTTTGGAAAAACTTTTGGAAATTTGTCAGATTTGTACCCAGCAAGCTGGGCCCTATATGCCTTTTTCGCTAATGGCGGACGTCAGGTATACGTAAATCGTGTCGTAGGTGCAGGTGCTGCAGCAGCATCCGTAACTCTAGTAGACCGTGCAGCAACACCAGTCCCTACCCTAACTATTAGCGCTGCTAATCCAGGACAATGGGGCAACACCCTAAAGGCAGAAGTTACTTCGGCCTCTACTACAACCTTTAACCTAATCATCTCTGATGCAAACGGGGTCGTAGAACAATTCTCTGATCTAAGCATGTCTAGTACAAGTACACGTAACGTAATTTCATTTGTTAACTCATCATCATCTGTTGTACGCGTAACTAGCCTAAATTCTTCAACAGCATCTCCAAATAACCAACCAGCAGCAGATGGGCAAAAGTCATTTACTTCTGGAGCAGACGGCGCTGTCCCTACTAGAACAGCTTACTCAGCTGCACTAACTACATTTGACACCGTTAACTCCCCACTCCTACTTAACAACGCAGACGCAGCCTATGCGTTTGCATCAGGAGGAACAACTAATGCTCGTGCAGCAGCAGTTGCTTTACAGGGAGATTTAGCTGCCTATGCGGAAGCACGTGGAGATGCATTTGCAATTATTGACCCACCAGCAGGACTTACTGCAGCAGAGGCACTAACTTATGCAGCAGATGTTAAAACAGCTTTTGCAGCTTCTGGCGATGGTGGAAACACCGCAACTTACTTCCCATGGGTAGTAGTTCCAGATCAGCTAAGTGCTGCTACCGCAGCAACTCGTATCCTTCCTCCTGGCCCAGCAGCTATGGGTAAGTACCTAGAGACAGACGCTTCACGCGGTGTCTTTAAGTCTCCAGCAGGTTTTGGAACTCGAATTGCTAATGCTGTTGCTCTAGAGCGCAGCTTAACAAACGCTGAACTAGACTCACTGAACTCAGCACAAGCGCCAGTAAACGCTATCCGCAATATTCCAGGTGGAGGCATTGTAATTATGGGTGCTCGCACACTCAATAATACTCCTGGAGAGCGCTACATCAATGTTCGCAGATCAATGATCTTCTTAAAGAAGGAACTTGAAAACCGTAGTGAGTTTGCTGTCTTTGAAAATAACAGCGAACTTCTTTGGAACAGAATCCGCACATCCCTAGGTAACTTCTTACGAGATTACTGGTCACAGGGTGGTCTACGAGGATCTACTCCATCACAGGCATTCTACGTTCGATGCGACGCTTCAAACAACAGTCCACAACAAATTCTTACCGGAAGAGTTAACATCGAAATTGGTGTGGCTGTAGAATACCCAGCAGAGTTTATAGTGATCAGCATTGGGCAGATCACAGGAAGCGCTTCGGCGTAAGGAGATACTAAAAAATGACAACACCAGCATTTACTAACATACTGTCTACGTTAGCTACCGATCCAGTACGTAATTTTCGGTTCTTAGTTCAGTTTTTAGCACCTACAGATGCAGCAACTCCAACTTGGGCTTTTGATGCCAAAATGGGATTCACATCTGTTTCTGGACTAACTGTAGCTACAGAATCTATTCAATACCGAGAGGGTGGGTACAACACAACTGTGCACCAACTTCCAGGTCAAACTTCATTCAGCCCGGTTACATTTAGCCGCGGTGTGATGCTAGCAAACTCACAAAACTACCAGTGGATGCGCAGACTATTTTCAGTAATTAGTTCTGGAGCAACTGCAGGTGTTGGTGCGGATTTCCGCTGTGATATCGACATCTCTGTACTTAGCCACCCAAATGCTAAGGGTCTTTCAGTTCAAACTGGATCTACACCCGGCGCGGTTGCAGAACCACACGTGTCTTTGCGTTTCCGCCTATACAATGCGTGGATTACCAACCTTTCCTACAGTAACTTGGACGCCGGCGGTAACAGCCTTATGGTGGAAGAAATGACTGTAGTTCACGAAGGTTTTGACGCAAAGTATGCAGAAAACTACACAGCTTCTGCAGGAAATTTTGGCGCAATTACGTCATCTGAAAACACAAATCAGTAACAACTAACAAAGGGTATATAACATGAGTACAAGCACTATTAATGCCGCAGAAAATCCGGCATTGGCAAATAAACTAGCTCAAGAAGCAACACAAATATCTGTTGAAGAAGTGGTGGGATCTGCACCAATAGTTACGATCCCATCACTTCCCGACACAAACATAGAGCTTCCAGGAGGATTTTACGATCCACTAGAAGACACCCTCGTAACTACTGCTGAGGTTAAAGAATTAACTGGAGCAGATGAGGAAGACATTGTACGCATTACCGAAACCGGAAAAGCGTTGATGGCTATTCTGCAAAAAGGTACAGTTTCTGTAGGTGGTAAGCCAGCAGACAAGGACACTCTAGAGCTACTTTTAGCGGGAGATCGAGAGACTCTACTCTTAGGTATTCGCTGCGCTACTTTTGGCACAGAGATAGAGCTAACAGAGGTTGTTTGCAGCAGATGTCCAGAACTACAAACTATGACCATTGATCTTAAAAAAGATGTAAAGATTCAAACGTTAAAAGATAGACTGCAAGATCGCACTTTTGTTTTAAACTTAAAAGTAGGTAAGGTAAAAGTAACTCTACCTACAGGCAATACCCAGAGCAAACTAGTTAATGCAACAAATAAGAATAATGCTGAACTAGATACTCTTCTCTTAAGTAGCTGCGTATTAGAAATTAATGATGCAGCAGTGTTAGGTCAAGCTCAAATTCGTAACCTTGGTATACAAGATCGTAGAACAATCCTAGATGAGATTGCAAAACGCAATCCTGGTCCACTACTAAACGAAGTAAAGAAGGCCTGTAATACGTGTGGCCAGGAGGTAGAACTGCCATTAACACTGGCAGACTTGTTTCGCTCATGAAACAAGCTATCAACTGCTCATTGACTCTTACGATACGCTAGCTCAATTTTATCCAGGCTGGTCTTTAACAGAGTTACGAAGTTTGTCAGTAAGAGAACGGTTAGTTTTCTTATCTAAAGCATCTACACGACCTAAGGTGGTGAGTTAATAATGGAAAGAGACCCTAAAGGATCTTTAGGCCAAGAGGCCCTAGGCCAGTCTGGTAAAAAGGCTGTCGAGGGTATTTTTGAGTCCCTTGAAAAAGGCCAAGACAAAGCCATTAAAAAAGCTACTGCTTTTGAAAAAACTTACGAACGTGCGCTTAAGCATATTGATAAAGCCGCCAAGATTCAATCTGGTAACTCTTCGGGTAGTTCACTAGGCCTAGGCTCTATGGGGCCAGGTGCCCTATCACTACAGAACGGTACCTACGGTCAGGGCGGAGGTATGTCCGGTGGTCAGATTGCTGGACGAGTAGCACTTGGCTTAGGTGCTGCAGCTTACGGAATTCTACCTAGTACCACAACTGCTGTAGGACAAAGACTTGCTGCAGAACAGATCGCTATGTACTCTCGCGGTTCTGGTGGGGCACGGAATGTAATTACTAGTGCTAACGCCGCAGTAGGTCGTGGAAACGCAACTAGCGCTATGGGCCCTACACTTGCCGCAGGTCAAGTTCTTTCTCAAGGTGGTTACAGCCAAAATTCTTTAAGCTCTAGAAATATCATGAGTCAACTTGGTGGTATGAGTGCTGCTTCAGGTATGACAAATGAAGCTGCTGCTGGGGCATACGCAAGTCAGAACAGTATGGTTCTACTTAGACTTGGTATTAGGTTGAGAGATGGTCAAGGAAACCTAAGGCCGCCTGATCAAGTAGTTAACGATCTTTACAACAGACTCTATGGTGGAGCTAATCCTAAAAACCCAGAAGAGATGTTCTCTCCAAACAGCATCGACCATAAAACAATTATGGCTGCTGCAGGAGGAAGTCCAGAAGTATTCCAGCTTTATGCGGGCATGCTTATGCTTCGTTACAAAAAGAAGAAGCCACTCACCTCTAAAGATATGGGAAGCGCTAAAGGCGTCCTATCAACTATGGGCGTAAA